TTTAGGATGTATAGTATATCCGTTTTCTAATTTATATAGCTCATTTTTACCTTCAATGTAACTTTCACACACTTTCAGGTTATTAATTTCAATTCTTTCAAGCATACACATATCTTCAAAGTAATTTTCGCAATTATAATTTTCGCAATATATATTAGCCATTTAATACACTCCTTTTTATAAGTCAAAGTAAGTCTATAACATTCTAGTTTCATTTATAAACTTCACTTTGACTATTTAAATTATTTAAATCTTCTCAATAGAAATCTACACTTACTACATCTATCATATTGCAGTTTCTGCATCTAAATTCTATGATGTCATTTGCTACATCAAACATTCCTATAGCTACATTTTTACTTCCGCATTCATTGCATGCTATATCAAATAACTTATCTTTATGTGTAATATTTTTAAGCAAATATAGATGTTCTCCCTCTAGCTCATATTTTTTTACAACATTGTTAATTTCATTTTTACTTAATTCTCTTTTACCTCTGTTAATTGCATATATATCCTCACAACTAATATTTAATCTTTTAGCCATATCAGATATGTATTCGCCTTCTTCTTCTCTTATTTCTCTAAGAAGCTCTCCTAGTTCAGTCAAGATTTACACACCTTCTCTAGCCAATTTTTACATGCTTCACTACAATTTTTACTTTCACAATCTCCCTTATTATTCTTGCAACTACCACAAATCTCTTTCCCAAATTCCTTATACACTTCTCTTTCATCAAGATTTTTTAACTTGCACATTTCTTTATTAGTCATATGCTCACCTACTTTTCTTCGTAAAATTTTACATTCTTAATAATTATATCTATAGACCCATTTTGATTTTGTCTTACTGTATATTTCATTGGGTCCTCAAAATCAGTCAGATTACCTTTTATATCAAAGCCATTGTCAGTTTTTATATTTCTCTTTTTAAGCTTTTTCTCAACCCATTTTTTATCTATACTAAATCCTTTATCAAGACCTTTTTCTTCCATATGTTCTTTAAAGCTATCTTTTAACTTATCATCTTTAATTGTTTTATCAACAAAATTATTTATATCAATTTCATGCTTTTCTTTCAAAGTATAATTTAATATACTTCTTACATCTTCTGCCTGTTTTATATCATTTCCAAGAGCATTAGTTATCCAATTTTCGGCTGTACTTTTAAACATCTTAGTCTTGTACTTGTCATCTTTCACTTTAGTAGCATTTAGAAACTCTGTAACAAACTTAGAATTAGCTTCTTCCTTTTCTGCATTCTTGTCTAAAACCCTAAGATGATATTCGTCATTCATTCCACTCAAACCAACCAAAGCAGCAATTTTTACTGTCTTAGTCTCTTGTATATTAATTTCATTTTTAGACATTTGTATGTTAAATTTATCATCTTTAAACTCGATTGAATGAGTATATGACTTGTTGTAATCAAGCTTTAATATAGCAACTTTCTTTTCATCTTTTTGAGAGTATAAGCAAATTGCTAAGTCGCAAGATTCTAATGTAGCATTCAACTTCATAATCTCAAACAGATAAGATGCTATTTCTTTAGAGTTATTTAAAAATGAACTTTCATCATATATAATCTGTTCGCAACAACTCTTAATTAGATTGTTACTATAGTCATTAAATACAGCTATTCTAATGTCATTATCTCTTGATACTTTGCTTATTTTTTTCTGAAAGAAAGCTTCAATATCTTGACTGACTCTACCCTCAAAATCATTTAGTATTGGTGTATCGCTATTCTTATCTAAAACATGTATTATAAATTTGTGTATTATCATATTTCAATTCCTCCATCACAATAATATTCAGCCATTTTTTGACTTCTAGTATCTTTTATAACTTCTTCAACTTTATCTATTGTTACAAGCAATATCTTGTCATCTTTAGCTAATAATTCAGCTTTCTTTTTTAAATTTTCTATACTTCCACAAGAATAATTTATCTTGCGTTCATCTAGTAATAATCCTTTTTGCCATCTCAATACATACTTTGACATTTATTCACCCCTATTCTAATAATCTTCTCCATTTGTTAAGTCATAATCGTCTACATCATTCCCTAAATCTAAGATAATTTTTGAATTATGTGCATATATCTTAAATAATAAATCCCCAAAATTACCAAATCCGTTCATTATATCTTTTGATGATATTTCTCTGTTTTGGTATCTAAATGCTGCAATAGTTCCATCGTTTCTTAATAGTATAGAATGTTCACAATTATTTCTGCTTACATTAGGACACTCATCAAAGTCTATCCATCTTGCCCATTCTGAATTAAAATTAGATTCAAGGATAAATGTTATACAGTCTTCATCACATGGGTACTCGTCAAGGTTGTATTTATCTTCTTTCAATTCTTCTAATAATTCACTCATTTTGTATTCTTTCTTAAGACCTACAAGCATGTTATCCAAGTTTCTTTTTAAATGCTCAATACCTTGCCCCTTCATCGTAGCATCTACCTTTTCTTTTACAACATTTGCCACAAGTAAATTGTATTTTTGTATATCTAATTCATCTAAATTTATATTTATATTTTCACCTAAATGTTGTTCAATATTTTTTCTGAATTTACTATAGCTTCCAAAGATTTCATTCACAGCTCTTTTTATTGTTTCTTCTAATTCTTTTTTAACTGTTTCCTCTACAAAGCCACTTTCTTCTATTTCCACTAGTGCATCATTCATAATTTTATTTAAATCCATTTTATTATCCCACCCCTTATTTTCATTTTTGAGAGTTACAAAACATCTCAATGATAATTTTATTAAAAAACATTTTGCAACTCTCTAAACTGTTTTAATTAGATATTTCTTCTATTCAAATATAAGTTCTTCGCTATCAAGCCACTTTTTAATACCATCTTCACAATCATATTCAATATCATCAATCTTACAGTCATAAATACAACATTCGCATATCTTTTTATCATGTAAAAAATCTATTAATCTATTGATGAATAGTAACTCTTTCTCTTGTAACTTTTCTTTAAGACTTTTATTTTCTTCTCTTAACACACTAATTTCATTAAAAACATCTAAAAGTACTTTTGAATCAGCTTCATCATTTTCATTTAAATTCAATCTATACTCATAAACTCTACCAGCTATAAAACTTCCTATTACTAATATCACACTAGCTAAGATATTCACTTTTAACCATCTCCTCATATTCTTCTCTAGCCTTATCTATAGCAATAAATATATCCTCTCCATTATCATATAACTCTTTTGCTCTTTTAATTGTGTATTCAGTCCTTGAAACTTCCATTATTCCTCCTCAATATATTCAGCTTTCCATCCACTTCTAGTTTTACTTTTCTTTTTAATTGTTTGATAAACTGCTTGATGTTTTAATCTTAAAAAACATGCTGCACTATCTATAGAATCAAATATTTTTTCTTCACCAGTTTTAGCATTAATCAACTTTACCTTTAAACATTTCTTTCTCTTTTTTCTATCCCTATCAACATTAAACTCTATTAACATTTTTTCACATGTTGGAAATATAAGTTCTCCATTTTTTCTTACTCCGTGAACACAACAATATAGTGCTAAGTAATTTCTACATGTAGGGTCATCATCTATGATATTTGTTCCTAAAGAACCACTAAAATATTTTTCAACCTTTAACATTTCAGTAACCTCCCTATTTAACTGGCATTTGAAATATTCTATTTCTATAACTTCTAACCTTATAACTGTCTATAGAATCTGTTCTAGTTCCACCTTCAATAAATCTTTGTATATTATCCAGCACTTGTATAGCCCTTTTTTCATCCTCATACTCACCTATCTTTTTAAAGTTATCCATATCTCCAAACATTGCATATACACATTCTTTATCAACATTTATCCAATCAGCTTTTACTAAATCAGTTTTATCTTGACTTCTAATTATTATCATCCCTAATACCCCCATCATCACATTTTCTTAATAATTCTTCTAAGCAACTCTTACATATAACAATTACAAATTCTCTACCATGCAAATCCATAACCTTTGTATTTGTAAACTGGTCATCATAACTCTCAACTAGAAACTCCCCACAAACACTACATATAGCTGTTCTACTCATTTTTATCCCTCCATTTTTAACTTTTAGGAAGTAATATTGTATAATTACTCCCTAGACTATTTAACTTAATTAAAAAGGTATATCGTCATCATCTATTGCTTGAAAACCTTGTGGGTCTAATCCTGGTGGTACATATTCTTGTTTAGCATTATTATCATTTTTACTAGAAAGTAGTTCTAAAGCATTTACATTAACCTTAGTAATAGATTTCCAGCAACCATTTTCATCTTTGTAATTATATATATTTAACTCTCCAACAGCATATATAGGCTTACCTTTAACAAGATATTGCACTAAATTCTCTACATGTTTTCCTAATTGCTCGCATTGAATAAAATCAGTTATTTTATTTCCATTTTTATCTTTAAACCTTCTATCTACTGCCATTGAAAAGGTTATTTTTGGAGTACCTGAATTTGGAAGGTACTTCAATTCTGCATCTGCAACTAATCTTCCAACTAAAGTTATTGTATTCATTTAACTAGCCCCCTTCTATTTTTCTTCCTGTTCTTCTGTATACTCAACAAAGTAAGTATAAGTTGTCTTGCTATTTTGCTTCTCTCTAGCAACCTTTACTGTATATCCAGCTTTCCCAAGTAATCTTAACAATTCCAATCTATCCTGCTCATTTAAAGAACCACTTCTTTGTGCATATATTCTCGCCATTTTATACCTCCCCTTTTCTAGGAAGCAATATATTGATATTTACTTCCTAGAAGTTTAATTTTATTTAAATTTTTCCTTCTGACTCTTTTTAATAATCTCATCTAGCTCTTTTTCTTCATATTGAGTGAAAGTCTGATTGAAGTTAGCAAACTTATTTTTATTCACATTATGAGTATTCACAGCTTTATTATTAGACTGTTTCTTCTCCTGTTTACTCTTTTTCTTCCTCTCAAACTCATTTTGATACTCTGTAAGTTCTAAACTAGTTTTTACACCTGCTTCTATCCAATTATTTAATATTGTTTTAATGTATTTATAATTCTTAACTCCATTCGCTATTGCTTCATCAATAGCTCTTATAATTACATCAGCTTCCATTCCATCATCTAAGTAACTCATTAACTCTATAAAGTTATTAGGAGTAATCACACCTATATATTTTTCAAAGTATTTTTTTATGTAGGTGATTTTGTCTTTATTGGATTGTTCATTAATAACAATAGTAGTAATATCATTATTTACTTTAAAGTCATTACTTACTACTTCCGTGTTTTCCGGTTTCCGAGAAACCCGGTTTCCGGGAAATCCGGTTTCCGGGAAATCAGTTTTTCGGGATTTTAATTTTTGTGGATTTTCAAGTGGTATCTCATATACTTCGTAATCATACCCTCCAAGCATTTTATTAGTATTAGAATCTCTACAAGGTTTTCTTGTTATATATCCATTTTCTATAAGTTCTTTTAAAATATTCGCTGTAGAATCTCTGCCATTTTTACTCCTTTTATATAAGTCATTAACATAGATTTTCCAATGGTCTGGCTTACTAATCAGATATGAATGTAAGCCTTTTGCTTGCCAGCTTAATTTTGCATCTTCCAAACAAGTTTTATTTAAAACTACATATGGATTATCTTTGTCTTTGCTTACTCTTATAATCCCCAATACTATCACCTACTCTTGTTTTTGCTTCTCTAAAATGCTCTTATATCCATTTAAAACTTTCTCATACTCCTGCTTAGTCAAATCTACTGCTAACTTTCCAAACTTCTTATATACTTCACTATCAACTCTATTTTTATCTTTTTCTATAGATTCTCCTAGCGAATATAGTATATTTAATTCACTCTCATTAACTTCTTTTTTTTTCTGCTCATTTCCATGTTTATTTGTTGCATCACTGTCTTTTGTATCATCAATACAAAATAATCCATTTAAAGCATACTTTCTTGCATAACTTGATACACTTCCAGTTACTTGTGCTAAATCCATACCTTTTTTAGTTTCATCTTCTCTAGCTAATGCCTTTGTAGATATTTTTTCTCCTGTTTCTGCATCTATTAAAGTTGCTGTAGCTTCTACATAAAATCTATTTCCTATCTGAACAATATTATCATCCAATATAACCAATGCTTTTTCTTCTTTTAGAATAGGTTTTAAACCTTCTAAAATATCCTCACAACTCCTGTAATTGTATTTTCTGAAATTATTGTATTGGTTTTTAGGAGCTTTTAAAGTATTCTGTATATTTACAAGTTTTATATAAACATTATTAGTTTCCATGGTCCTCACCTACTCTTTTTTAGCTTTTGGAATTGTTAGTGTAGTTCCATATTCAATCCTGCAACCTTCAACCTCATGACCTTTTTTAATAAAGTCTTTAATGATATTCTTATCTACTTTTACAACTTGCTCTACTGTTTTATATATAGCAGGTATCTTTTCTTCATCTTCTATGACTAAGCTACCTGCTGACTTTCTTATACTTATATTTCCTAAAATTGTTTCTACTTTTTTAGTACCAAGTAATTCCATACAGTCTTTTATATTGCTTTTTAATCTATCAAGAGTATTCTTCTTAACCTTCTTTAACTCTTGTAACCTCTTAATCTCTGAATCTATAGAGTTTATATCACTGTCAATGTTTAATATTACTGACACTATTCTAGTGTTTTTATTTTGTATCTCTTGTTTTATTATTTCTTTTATTTCCTCTAGTTTTTCAGCTTCATTTCCTGTTGTTTCTGTTAAACCTTCTTCTATTTCTAATAAATCTGTAGTTAATTCATATAAAGTACTCATAATTTCCCTCCGTTTGTGCTATAATTAGCTTATATTTTATATTATTTTGGAATCGAGCCACTCCTAATGGCTCTTTTCTATATCTGAATATCTATAGGTCTATCTCTTTCAATTTCTTCTGAAATTAATTCAAATATCTTGTAATCCTCGCTTTCTTCATATTCTTTTATTTCAATTTGTGTATCTATAATTTTTAGTAATGACTCAGCAAATATTTTTAATCTTTCATTTACACTTTTTTCTCTTAAAGCATTACTTAACTCTATTTCATCTAATACATCTCTTTTTTCTTTTTTTCTAAGTTTTGTATAAAGTTCCTCATTTTTATTTATTTCTAAATTAGCTCTATTTAGTTGTTGCTCTACTGCATTTCTTACTATAGTTAAACTTTTCATGATTAATCCCCCTTAATTTTTAATTTACTTGGTAAATACAAGTTAACTAACTCTATATCTCTGTTGTATTTTCTAAGACCTTCAAAACTTGCTTTTATTTGCTTATCATTGCAAAACTGTACATAAGCTATTAGTACTCTTACATTCAACTAAATCACCCCCTCTCTAATTTCTTTCATTTCTCTAAGCATTTCTTTGATGTTTTTTCCTTGATTTCTAGTTATAAAATCATCTAATTCATAACTAGAAACTTTAGTTGCCCCTATATCAACTGACTTCAAAAGCCCATTTTTTATTAACTCATATCCAAATACTTTATCTATTTTCAATCTTTTACTTGCTTCTTCAACAGACATAAGATAATCGGGATAACCTTTACTTATAACAATTGTTAGTTCTTTTGGTTCTAATAATTCTATTTTCGAAGTTTCATTTAAGTACTTTGAGATTTTATTTTTATAGTTGTTTAAATTCATTTCTACAACTTTACGGATACCTTCTGAAAAACAAATTGATATATTATCTAGGTCATTAAAACTTTTATCTTCTTGTTTATCTAAATTGAAATTAGATATATTGCCCAATTTACTCACTCCTTTTCAAAATATTCTGTATTTAATTTTTATCTTCCAACTAGTTCATCTAATGTAATATCTAAATAATCAGCTATTTTTATTAGAGTGTTTATGGTTGGATTTTTATTTTCTCCTCTTAAAATTGCATATAAATTTCCTGAGTCTACTCCTATTTCTTTTGCTAATTTCCATGCTTTTAAATTTCTATCTCTTAAAATTTTATTTATGTTGTCATTAATTGCCATTATTTTCCTCCTTTGATATACTATATTTGTAGGATATATCCTATATCTTTTTATGAAAGTTGGTGATATTATGCAGTTCAGTAAAGATATATTACATACTCTTACTTTAGAAATTCTTAAGGAAAAATATGATTTTAAAAGTTCTTCTGAAGAGGAACTTTTAAAACATTACCATGAAATCTTTTTGAAACTTTCAGAAGTCAATAATAGTTTTTCTAAAGGCGATGGCCTCAGTGTCTTTAAACAAATGTAGGTACTAAATTATATTTAAGAGCTTCTTTGCAAAAATCTAAAATATCTTTTGAGGAAAGGATACTTTGTTCATTTTCATTCAATGTATTAAGTATCCTTTTAGCTATTTGTAACTCTTCTTTTGATAATATTAATTCCGTTTCATTATTTACATTGTTCACTACACTTTCAAATGAAATTTTCATTTAATTACACACTCCTTTAATTTCGGTATTTTCTGAATCACTTTGTTGCTCCAGTTTTTCATACTCAACTTCTTTTGTACATATGCAACATATTTTGGGCTTCAATCCTTTTTTAACTTCTACCTCATTATCAAACCCACAGTATGGACACTTGCAAAAGTATTTTACTCTTGAATCGCTTGTATTATTTTTCATGTATTTAACCTCCTAGTTAATAATTAATTAAAACAATATATTTCAAAATATTCTGTATTTAGTTTTCAAAGTGCTATTAATCTTTAACCTAACATTGATATTTGATTGTTCTTTTTAAACTTATTAATAAAGTATATTTGTCCCTTACCAGTAATCTTAGGTGTTTTAGTAATACTTGTATGACCATCTGGATGTACTCTTGTACCTTCTTTTGTTTCTATAACTCCTAAATCTACACTTTTTTGAGTTGGTGTATTGTAATCCTCACCTTTACGTTTTATTAAGTAACCATTATTTCTTAACCAGTCAAATAATCTATTTTGTCCTGTATCAATTCCATTTTGTCTAAGCAATTTTGCTAATTCTCCAACTAGGATTGAATTGTCAGAAGACGCTACCGAATCAGCAAACAGTACTTTTGGTTGTTGTAACTGGATTACCTTATCCTTTTCTTGATTTTCTAATTGTAGTTGTTCTTTTTCTTCAACTTCGATTAATAACTGTTGCAGTGCTTCTTTATATGTAGTTGGTAATTTAGGTTGTTGTTCTTTTAACTCTTGCTCCATTTCTTCAAACTTAGTTACATAAATTGCTGTAAATATAATCCCTTTTTCTCCTGTCATTTTATTAGCTACCATATCGCAACCTTTTTTAGTTAATAAGTAGCAAGGTTGGATTTTATTTTGAGTATTTATATAAGTACTTTCTATAAAGAAATCTTGACTCCTCAAATTTGATGAGTCCTCTAAAATCTTCTTGTATCCTCTTATATCTCTTAATAAATTATCGTGCTTCTTTTCTATTAATTCTGCTACTTCTCTACTTTCAACTAAAAATTGATTATTTTGCTTGATTATGGTTAGATTCTTCATTATTATTGCCCCTTTCTTCTTTTATTGCTATTTTAGCAACTTCATCTGAAAAAAAATAATCCGCAGATACATTATATAATTTAGATATCTTTTTTATTTCACTTGCTTTAAATTCGTTTTTTCCTTTTAATTTTAATCTAAAACCATATGAGCTAAGACCTAATATATCTGCCACATTTTTTTGGGTGTGTCTATTTTCCTTCATCAATCCTTCTAATCTATTTAAGTACATTAAATCACTTCCTTTTTGCTATTTTGGCAACTTCATATTTATATAATATCAAGTTTTGTGATTATAGTCAATACTTTTGTTGCTTTTTTAGCAAAAAAAATTGTAATAATTAATTTTGTTGCTATAATATAAATAAAAGTTGCTATTTTGGAATTAATATAAAAAGGGGTTGTGCAAATTGAATAGGATAAAAGAATTGAGAGAAGAAAAAGGCATCTCGCTAGACAAATTAAGCGAGGATTTACATATAAACAAATCTACACTATCAAGGATAGAAAATGGTTTAAGAGAACCTAAGAAAAGTACAATAGAAGAATATGCAAACTATTTTGATGTGTCTACAGATTATTTATTAGGAAGAACTGATGTTAGAAATAGCTTATTTACAAATAAAAACGAAAAAGATTATGATGCTGAAAATTTTAAAACAGAAAAGGAGCTTATTGAGAATATGTATCTTGACGAAGATATGAAAGAAGTTTTTAATATATTTAGCGAGCTAAGCCCAGACGCAAGAGAAAAAGCATTAAAAGTTGCAGAATTATTTTTACTAGACGAAAAAAATAAAAAATAGTTTATTTCTGAAAATGAATATAATAAAAAAGAGGAATCATTCCTCTTTTTTATTGATTTTATGTATTTCTTTCACTTTTATTTTATATTCATTGATTTTATTTTTATCCAATTCTTTCAACTTTTTCATTAATAAGTTTAACTTTAAAATATCATAATATTTCGTCTTATTCAAATATATCATCCCCTATAAAATATTTTATTTATTAATTCCACGAAACATACGTTCTTAAAAATAGTTACAACCACCTCTTTTTCAAAGCTTAAAACTATAAAATAACTGTAAAATATTATTATATTTTATAGCTTCTATTATTTTTGCTTTATCTAGATAAAGTTATTTCTTAACTACATTCTAGCACAAATTTCCAACAAAAAGTGTGCGAATATTGCACATTTATTACAAGAAATTACACAAACTAACATATATAAAATTATCTAAAAGGTAGGTTAAATATATGTTAAAAGAGTTACGAAAAAAGAAGAAATTAACACAAATAGAGTTAGCAAAAAGAGTTGGTTGCCACAGAAGTCAAATTTCTAGGTTGGAAAATAATGAGGATAAAGATTTAACTATCCCTATTCTTATTGAATTAGAAATAGCTTTAGGATTGGAAGAAAAATATTTAGTAAATTATTTTGCTGATGAATATATTAAAAAAAGAAAATTACATAAATAATTCGAATGTTTCTATCAAATACTATTTTTAATATATAATATTATTTGAGGTGAATAAATTGAACTTAAGTTTTAATAAAAAGAAAAAATTTGAATTAAGCAAAGAAGAATTGGAATTAATTGAAAATTGGTTAGGTAATAAATATGCAGGAGATATGACGATACCTGCTATTGTTGACTTTTCTTTAGAAACTGATATTGAGTATGAAAAAATAGTTGTTTATTTGGCAGAAAAAGTGCTGGAATCACGTGATAAAAAACATTAAATATGTATCTAAATAAAAAAGACTATTAATTATAAACATAAAACTTTGTTTCTTATAGTCTTTTTTATTTATTTTATTTAAATTGATATATGTTATTATATAATTACATAAAAAAAGCTTTTGAGAGGAGAAATTTTATGAAAGGCGGCGTAAGAAAACGTGGAAAGAAGTGGTATTACTACTTTGATGCAGGTATAGTAGATGGCAAGAGAAAAAAGGTAGAAAGAGTTGGTGGAAACACTAAGAAAGAAGCTGAAAAATCGCTCCGTGATGCAATAAATGAATATGAAAATGCTGGTATAGTGTTTGATGAAACAAATATGAGTTTATCAGACTATCTTAACTTTTGGTACAAAGAGTATGTACTTCTTAATTGCAAATACAATACTCAGGAAAGTTATAGAAATTTAATTGAAAATCATATAGAACCTAGACTTGGTAAATGTAAGCTAAAATCTATAAATCCAGCTATTATTCAAGAATTTTTAAATAATAAATCAAAAGAGACATACACACAAAACGGAGAAGAAAAACACTACACAAAAGGAGTTTTAAAAGCGATTTATGTTGTATTAAATGCTGCTTTAAAATCTGCTGTTTACCCTTACAAACTCATTAAGGAAAATCCTGTTCAATATGCCAGTATACCAAAAAATGTTTTAAAGGTAAAAAATGAGTCAGATAACAAGACTATAACACTAGATGAGTTCAATAAAATACTAGAAATATATCCTAAAAATACAAATATCTATATTCCTCTACTTATAGGGTTTCATACAGGCATGAGAAAAGGAGAAATATTAGGTCTTTGTTGGGATAATGTTGATTTAGATAATAATATAATCAAAGTTAGAAAAAATTTAATAAAGAGAAAAGTTTCAGAATTTGAATTAGCATCACCTAAGACAAAAACATCAATAAGAGATATTAAAATAGGTGATACTTTGTCTAGAATATTAAAAGAGGAAAAATTGAATCAAAAAAAACAAAAAATTAAAATTGGAAAATGGTATAAAGAAACTGAGTATGATTGGGTTTGTAGAAAAAAAGATGGCTCATTTGTAAATCACAACAATATTGACGCTGCTATAAGAACTATTAACAAGAAACTAAATATTAACTTTAATTTTCATTGCTTGCGACATACACATGCCACATTATTATTAGAAAATGGAGCTAATGTAAAATATATACAACAAAGATTAGGTCATAGTCAATTATCAACCACTATGGATACATATTCACATGTTACAAGTAAAATGGAAAGTGAAACAATAGATATTTTGGAGGGCATTTTACAATAATTTGCCACCGAAAAAAGTTATGGTGGCAAACAGGTGGCAAAACGATAAAAAACATTCTTTTTTTTTGCTCAAACACTGTTATTTTGCTATTTTATATAAAAAAGTCGTATTTCTCACAGTTATACGACTTATATTAAATTCTTTACATAAGTCTCCTTCAGATGGAAGTTTATCTCCTGGTTTATATATGCCAGATGCTATTTGTTTTTTTATGTTGTCATATAGTTGTTGATATAAAGGAACAAAGGAATTTACTTCTAAATCCATTTCTTTTTTTTGTCTCTTTTCATCCAT